ATTTATTTAGTATTGATTATGCTCAACCTGATATGAACTTATTAAACATAACTTATAGTGAAGTAAGTGAAGAACATAAACATCATCATGTATTAGAATGTAATAAACAAGATATATGGTGCGGAAATTATATGCTTTTACCTAACAATAAGATCTTGTGGAACTTACCAAACTTTACAGTCAAAGATCAGATACCAGATTATAAAACTAATATGGATTATCCTAGTGTTGAAACAGATAGTTGGACTACATCAGATGACGATAGTTTTTATTATAAGATTAAAAATTAATGGCTAAAGATATTTATTTCAATCAAGCTAGAGTTAATTGGTACAATGAATGGCATAGACATATTCAAGACGACAGTTTTTTTAGGATGATTGATTTAGATTCTTACGAATATTGTTCAAAGTGCAGAAATGGTATTGCTATTATAGAATCAACCTATGATGTAGGCAAATATAACAAAGTTGCCTATATAACTGCTGATGTAGGTACTAAATTAAACATCCCTGCTTATATAGTTTATTATAACATAGAGGGGGTAGATAACCCAACCTTCATTGTATCAAAAATTAATGGGGTTTTGGAGGAAATAGATCCTATATCTGAGGGTTCTATGGTTGAATTAAATGAGCAGGAATATATAGGTTATTTGAATTGGCTAAGAGAACAACACACATGCTCATAATATAATGCCAAAGTACAAGCAACATATTAGAGTACCAACAGCTCTATTTGATTATGCTGGGTACAAAGGCTTGGCAGATAACAGAAAGCCTTATGCTTTAGCGATCATTGTAATGCTTTTAAAGTATGTAAACATTTAACTATGACATATCTGTCGGAGTGTTCTACAATCATAGTATTCATTCCAAACTCAGTACCAAATACTTCTCTAAAGTATTTAACTTTAGACCAAGCTGATACAGTTTTCTTACCATGTTGATTTATGTAAGCACCATTGGCTAAACACAAATCATTAACTTGTTTTATTTTTTCTTTCATTGTTTCCTTTAGTTGTTTTTTCTATTGAGCAAGAGTGAGCAAATACTTCTTTTGATTTATAGAAAGTACCATACTTATTCTTGCCACTTGCCTTACCTATGTAAGTTATCTTATCAAATAACTTATCACATATTCTTGGAGAATAAGAATCAATTTCATAACCTAAGTTATGGATTGTGCCATTCATCATTATTATCGTAAGAATAATTTTCATCTATTAAAATACTACTGTAACTAACAAAACGATTGCAGTTATAATTAAAGATATTTTTATAAACATATTTCTAAATAACTTATCTTCTCTCTGTTTAATTTTACTCATTATAATATCATGACGAAACTGCTCACGAATTTTATGATGTTGTTTATGATACCAATTAATATCCATAATTCTACACATTGTCCCAAAGACTAGCTGCTTTTTTTATTAGCTCTGGCTGTACATCTCGCCACATATAATTTGAAAAGTCTGGTGGAGGAATTAATTTACTCATATCTTTTGCCGAGCCACGACATAAGTACACAATGTTCTGACGAATTTTATCAACTAATAAATCTTGTTGAATTAAAAATTCCATATACTCAGGCGTAAGCAAATCACAAGTGTCAGGAGTAAACACATTAAAGTTATCTTGATTAACATAAAGTAAGTGAGGGATTTTTTTTGTAGCATACCAATAGAAAGCACACTGGCGTACATGATTTATATCTGGTTGTTTTGGTAAGTATGCTTTGATCCAACTAAACCCTGCTTTAGTATCTGATTTTCTTTTTGATCTATGTTTGGTCTTTAACTCTACAAGTTTAGTTCCACTCATTTGTTCGTAATCTATTCTGCCAATCTTATCTAAAACTAATTCTTTAAATTTATGCGTGCAGTATCTTTCACTTGCTACTTCATCTCCAAGTTTAAGATCATCTAATGCTTTGCAAGTAATCTTAATCATATCCATAAGATAATTTTTTGTATCTTCGTGCTGTTCTTTATCTAATTCATTATGAGGTTGATACTTGTCGTATTCGGCAATTTCTTCTTTGATGATAGTATCTATATTTTTTTTCTCAATGAGCATTTTTTTTTCTGCTTCATACATATATTTAGAAACATATTTTTGTGATGCTCTACCAATAGAAACTCCTGCTGACATTCTGTATGAACCTTGTAAATTCCTACGATCTTCTTGTGTATAAAAACAATATCTAACAATCCAATCTCCCAATAATAATTGATCTTGTGATGGAGAGCTGTGGTCCAAACCTAGTTTAGAATAATAAGAGAGTGCCAAATCCTCATCAATATTTTTTATAGCTGCTATAGAATTGTTCTTTGTTAAATCAATAACCATTTTACGCCTTTCATTTTTTAAATTACATTAGTCTTAATAACCTTTATGTCAATAATAATAATTGACATGAAACCACATTGGTTTACAAGGGTTTAAAACAGAGAGGTAAATATGAATAAGAATAAATCACAATTAAATAAATTATTAAAGAGGTATCACAGAATGTTTGATTGCTTTGGTAATAGAATAAAAAGGAAAACTAAATGAAACACAAACTAACGCAGTATCAAGAAGATCATAAGCTCAGCAATAAAGAACTGGCAAAGTTATTTGGATTAACAGGAACTAATCCAACAGTAACTATTTTAAGATGGAAAAATTGTCAGCGTATTCCACACCCTAAGTTTATGAAAGTTATAACTGAAAGAACTAAGGGATCAATTCAACCTAATAACTTTTATGAGGCGTGGTATGCAGAGCATAAAATTTGAAAAGGTTATTATTTACTGGCAGGATATAAATGGTGGCGAGGCATGGAACACTAAAGCTGATGTTGATAATTTAACTGTCGCTGACTGTTGCACCATTGGATATATTTATAGTGAAACAAAATCGTGTATTAAAACATTTGCTACATATTCAATTTGTGCTGATGGATCAATAGACTATGGGGATCTTGTAGTATTTCCTCGTGGCTGCGTAATTAAAATAGAAAGGTTAGATAACTAAATGTTAGACCAAGAACTGACAGTGGAGATAGTCGTTGAGATGTATGAGGATAAGATTGTCTTACTTAAAAAAGAAATAGATAGATTAAATGAAGAGGTACAAGTTCTTAATATGGAACTAATGAAAGAAAGAAATAAAAACAAATGATTGATCTTAAGTATAGAGGTGCAAATGATCTTGAAGTTATCATATATAAATTAAGAAATTATGCTGATGATTTAGAGAATAAAATTAAAGAGCAAGAAGAATTAATTAAACAATTAAAACAAGAAAGTGAAAAAGAATAATGTATTTAAATGCCAACATACCATTAATAGAATGCTATGTAAGAGGAAACTATTTAAGAGATCAACAAGACTCACACGATAAATATTTTTGGTGTGTGGTGTTTGGTGTAACAAGCATTCCTAAACAAGTTCCTCTATTTAATTTTGTTATGGAAGATGGTGGTATATGGTGGCGTTCACCTATCTCAGCATTTTGCCAAGACGAAGGTGTGCCTGAACAACCATTATCAGATTTATGTTTATGGGATTCTTTTAGTTATAATATTTCAGTAACAACCTTTCATCAATTAGCAGGATCTAAAGTAAAGTTCTTGCAACGAGATAAAACTCCACAGTTAGGTAAGTATATGTTCACATTAGATTGGTCTGAGGGTGATTTTAATGAATTAGATTTTGGTTATGCTTCTAAACCAGATCAACACAAGTGTGGACATGTTATAGAAATGGATAATGGAAATTTTAGCATACAACCTAATAATCGCCTTAGGGTTTTTGACAGTAATATGGGTGTTGATTGGAGTAAACCACCTTTAATTAATAGATTAGTTAATACTAAAGTTTGGAGTGTAGAAGATCAACCTAAGTGGACTACAACAGAAACAGAAGTTGGTCAATATGATTACGAATATAAAGATACAGAAAAGTAATGAGATTAAGTAAAGACTTTACACTACAAGAACTAACAGTTTCTGATACTGCAGTTAAGCATGGTATATCTAACATACCAAACCAAGATCAAATTACTAATTTAATTTTGCTTTGTCAGTTTATACTACAACCTATTAAAGAACAATCTTATTATGCTTCAGATGTATATGGAGAATACATATTACAGAAACAAGCATTAGCTGAGAAGGTTGGTATT